TTGATCAAACTTTCTGTATGCGAGAATCCGCCTAATTTTCTACCACCCATAATATTCTCCTAACATTTGAATTCTCTAATGCACCTGATCTTTTCATCGTTCTTTTCGATTTGGCGATTATTGAAGTCTCGTTCTACTTGCGGAAGTTTGGGATCGAGATTGTCTTTCTCGTATCTTGCATTTTCCCTCTCTAACCGATCGATGCGGTCATTATTTCTCGCCACTCGATCAGACACTTTATCCGCTGCATGCTTTTCAATAATCTCCATCCGTGCTGTTTCTGCTTCTAAATCCGTCTGAAAATGTGAATAGGTTGCATAAGTAAGTCCTGAAATAGTCGTACTCATAGCAATAATCGCAGTAACGGATGCTGCTCTTTTACCTGCTGTGCCAAGCTTATTCCATAATTGTTTCATGTAATTGATGGTCCTATATCACTGTTAACATATGATCCCTTTTGGATAACGACCCAATTGCTTCCATTCCACTGAAGTAGAGCATAATCACCTACTCCCTCAAAATTAAGTGATGTTCCATTGAAAAGGTTATCTGGTGTTAATGTGGTAGTTCCTATCTGACCTATCAAATTAAAATGCTTAAGATGCCCTATAAACAAACCATCAGCAAGAGTGACAGTATTCCATCCATTGTCTGAATGCTGTGTAGAGTAGGAAGTCAAGCTTAATGCACCATCGCCATTTCTAACCTCTACTTCTCCATAAAGATGCTGAAGTATGCTTATCGGTGCATGCTGCGGTGCTTGGAAATCTGGATGATCGAACCAAATCTGTGCCTCGTCTGGAACGCTTGCCAATGCATCAGTATGAGAGAATCCACCTAATTTTCTACCACCCATAAATTTTCTCCTAAAGACCTGTCGTATATGATGAAATAACCGCACTTATCGTTTCTCCTGTCGTAAATCCAGTATCAACTTCAAGATGTATTCCTCTAATCACGCCTGTAAAGACAGCCATTGCAGAATTAGCTGATGTCATGTCAAGCAATTTGGTCGTATCAACCGTTGCTTCAAGTGCTGCATCATCATCCGGAACGAACCGGACTTTGTATTTACCGGCAGCAAGAACTCCACTTGAGACAAGAACGACTTGATGATTGAGCAAATCACGATGATCTGAAAGCAATTTGGAAAATCCACCAAAATCACTTGCCTTCCCATTGAATAGCAGAGTCGATACCTTTGTTGCATTAATTCTAGGCAATTGTCGCTACTCCACTCTGACCAACCAAACGCCAACCAGAAGCAGTCCACATCAGCGTAATACTTACTCCTACGTCCGTGACAGTAATGGTCGTACCACCTGATAAGGTCGTTGGAGTAAGAACGTATCCACCCGCATCAACCTCATGGTTAATGACTTTTACCTGACCAACCAAAGTTGAATCCACCAAGGTAAGTGCATCAGTCGCTCCAACGGAAGTGAAATTCGTTACTGGTGAAACAATGTCAACTGCTCCTGCTCCGGACAGTGCTTGCGGTGCAGCATCGATATATCTTGCGACAACCTCACTCGTTGAGCCAGGCGCAAGTGCTCCTCTCTGATAATTGACGCAACGCCATAACCCAACATCGTATTCTCTGAATTCAGCATGATCGCCGGCAGCAGTCGTGATATTCGCTCCACCTGGCAGGATGAGATTGGTCGCGTGATTTGTGAGCACGAGTGCAGAATCAAAGTGAAGAGTTACACTTACTCCAACACTCACTGCGCTGATACCGGTTATCGCAACGATTCCGGTGACATCAAAATAGTTACCATCAATTCCCATGGGCAGAATTGTAGCTGAAGCAATGTCAGTGCCTTTTGATTCCTTGAATATCTTGGAACTGGTCGTGTAAAGGGTATCTCTTAAAACCTGTAAGGTTATTTTCCTCGACTCAAAGACACCATTTGCATCAGTGTCAATCGCAATGTAAAGGACACCCGCATCATTGGGAGTAGTGACACCTGCATATGAAGTTACTTTTGCCATAATTATTCCTTAAAAGGTGATTCCCCATTCTCCGGCCAGAAGTCTTTCTAGCGCGATTAGTTCGGATTCAGTTAAAACTCTATCATAAATTAGTTGGATTCCGGCATTGCCGTGAAAACCTTGGTATCCTCCTTTGTATCTATTCCAATACCATTCTCCGGTAATATTAACGATTCCATTACCTACAGCATTCACGGTTGTTCCCCAAACCCCATTAATTCGTGACCTTATTGCCGAACCATTCTTTGTAGCTACACCAACCACCCATCCTGTAGCCGGATTTGATGGCAGCACTGAATATACTTCAGTGCCGGAATTGTCCATAATTGAAGCACCATATCGTGATGTTCTTGTATCTAAGTACACGTTGAAACACGGAGTATTAGAAGCGGGGAAAAAATCGTTTGAAGTGATGCTAAGCACCGCATTAAGTCTATTTGCATTTACTGAACGCGCAACATAGACAACCGTGATTTGATCTTGTTGTGTCAATGTTCCTCTCAATTGACCAAGAGGATTATTCACTCCTTGCAGAAAATCTGTCAGACCAAAATCGAGTTGACATCCAGATGCGGTTAATCCGTTTTTAACTTCAGATGCATAATGCATCGTATTATTGCCACCGGTTTGATTGTATGTAAGAACGTTTCCTACCGAGACTTTATTGTAAGCTCCATAGATTAAATCGCCAGGCGTAGTTACATTTGTAACGTAAGTATTGCTTGCTGCATCCTTGAATAATGAAGTTGCATCAGAATGATCCTGCCAAGATACCAAGTCTGAAAGGTCTTCCGGACTACCGAGGAATACACCTTTATCGTCCTCTTCACATAACTGCTGTCCAACTTCATTCTCATCGAGCAATGGATCTACATCTTCATCAGCAACGGTTGATGTACAGGGTAGATTCTGCACCCCAAACTCGTGAAGGTTATTAATGTTGAGGGGAGTTGTAGCCATTAGACTCCACCACCATCTGAAATTGTCCAGTTATTCGGAGCAGTTGTTAATATGTCTCTTGCTGCTTGCGAAGTAGCAATAGTATAGGCAGGAGTGAATGTCTGAGACTGACCGGCAACAACCGTTAACAATGACCATGCATTAAGCAGTAGATCGTAATTTGTAGTTGAGAAAGAGATTGCTCCCGACAATATTCGATCAAGAGTAGTTGTTCCGGTAATATCCCAACCGCTTATGTCCTGATTGAAGTTGCTGCATCCATTGAAAAGATCGTCCATGTCCGTTGCAGCAATGGGAGTCCATGTCGTAACGTTTCCATTGAACGCAAAGCAATTTGCAAACATTGAGCGCATATCAACCGCCTTGCTTACGTTCCATAAGTTGAGGTTCTGGTTAAAGATGTAGCAGTTCGACATAAATAATTCGAAATCTGTAACCTCTGAAACATCCCAACCGCCTATGTCCTGATTGAATTCGTTGCAGTTGGCAAGCATTCTCCTCATGGTTATAACGCTAGATGTATCGAAATTGGAAATATCCCCGTTGAACACTCCCCATGACGTACCGAAACTAGCATTAAACATATAACTCATATCAGTTACAGCACTGGTATCCCATGTCAGAAAATCCTGATTAAAATCGAATGCGTCTTGGAACATTTCACTCATATTGGTTACAGCACTGACATCCCAAGCATCAACGCTCTTGTTGAAATTGTCTGAACTATTGAACATCTGAGTCATGTTCACTGGACCGGCCAGTGTTGGAATCGTCCAACCCCCTATATCAACATTCAATGCAGTACAGTACGCAAGCATACGAACAAAATTTGTACACGCGCTTGTGTCAAGGCTTGCCAGGCTTATATGGTTCATTTGCGCATTGAAAAAGAACATGTTGCCCATGTTCGTAACAGCACTGGTATCCCAACCACTAATATCATTATTGAATCTCTGACAGTAATTAAATAGACCGTACATATCTGTAATGCCGGTTGTGTTCCATCCCGAACAGTCAGAATTGAAGTAATCGCAATGATCGAACAGCAAGCTCAATGATGTAAGCTTTCCACTGAAATCCCAATTTTCTGCACCAGTAGTGATTGCACGGCACTCAAAAAACATCTGCTGAATAGTTGTGCAGTTTGAAAAGTCAGGAGTGTCTGTGGCCTCATTGATCGTCATTAAATAACAGTCTGCAAATGCTGCCCGTAAATACCTGAATCCAGTTCTTCCCCAAGATAATATCTTTCTTATCTCTGGATTACTTCCACTTGGGAATTTTATTGACTCACACTGACCCGTGATAGTGACGATGTATGTTCCACTTGATGCGTAAGGATGTTCCAGTTCGGCCTGATATGCCGATGTAATAGTGTCGCTGCTTCCATCACCCCAATCCACAACAAAGTTGTAAGCGTATGTGTCAGTGAGGTATGTGTCTCTTAGCACAATTTCGAATGGCGGGAAGGTACTGGTAAGCGTAATCTCCATTGCAAATGGTTCTGCCGGAACTATTGATTCTTCACAAATAAGGTTCGATCCCTCATCAAGAATAGGATCGTCTGCTTCATCCCATGGAGAACCCGAGCAAGCAGGATTCTTCACTCCAAACTCGTGTAGGTTATTCGGATTGAGGGGAAGAATAGCCATTAAGATTTTATCCAAGTAATATTTTTATAAATCTCAATGTCATTAAAGCTGAATACGCCACCGGTCACATTACCAACCTGAACAGGATTTGAGTCATACAGTATTCCATCAGCAAGTGCCGTTGCTACTGATTCTGCTCCTCGCGTATGACCTGGTATCGTAATGTCAGAAGCAACAAGCCTTAAACTCGCATCCTCAAGTTGCGCCCAATCAACGATTGCCCAACCCTTTGTTGTCGTTAATAGCTGACTACTCGTGGACGTTCCGGCAGCAGGAAATACCTGCATAACCGCTTGATTGTTTGTTCCATTGTTTCTATACCCAACAAAAACATGTATCCATTTTTGAAAGTTTGTGCCACTCAATATGTCGTAATCATTTGCAGAAGGCGCAGTAATAGTGGCCTCTCTTAAATTTACCCTTACCCCATATCCGAACTGTGGCGTTCCCCCCAACATAGTTAAGGCAATATCCACATATTTTGATGCAGTGGTTACGATTCCGTCAGACTCCGGAAAGACGATCTGAGTATTTCCATTGAATGTTTTTCTAACATAGATACTAAAAACATACATCTTAGTATCAAGAGGAATTGAAATTACTTTTGCTATGTATCGGACAACTGAAGTTGAATTGTCTTCAATGATTGTACCGTGTGAAGGACGAGCATCAACACCATACTCACTTCTTCTTACAAGCATTGGAGCAAGACGATCTGGCTCCCACTTACTGAATGTCCGGTGCTCATCCGTGCCAAGTAGATTTATTACGGTATCATCAGCATGCACTACACCTACTGCAATATTTGAAGAAATCTGCGCGCCCTGAGTATAATTAATCACACCATTTGAAATGGTATTTGCATTCAAGTCACCATAAATTCCAATATCGCCTGATATTTTATAAATGTTAACAGTGTAAATACTGCTGCCGAGTGCTTGATGAAAAGAAACAACACCACCTTCATACTGAATAGTGAAAGTAGCATCCTTTACAAAAGAGGTATCTGAGGCATTCAGACTGTTTCCTTTCCAGAAGATACGATTATCATCCAGACGAACATCACAAGTATTTCCAGAAGTGCGTACAAGACTGATCAAATATGAATGCCCTATCTCTAATGAGTCCTGAAAATCAATAAACTCATTATTAAGGAGAGTCATTGTTTTTGGTCCGTCTGACCATGTTCCTGTACTTCCTGCCGTTTTTGCCAATGACATCGATGCGCCAATTGTTGAAACGATTGGATTAGCTACTTTTTCTGCATCACCTTCTTTCAAGACAACTACATTTACATTTTCGATCAGAACCGGATTGCCAAGACCGTCCGGAGGACTTTCAATCGCAAATTTCACGAGAGTACGAGCACCGGCAGTTGCCGTTAAATCGAAATTCTTTAGATTCTTTCCTGTTACTGGATCAAGTATTGCACCATACGATCTCCACTGACCGGTCAAATTGAACGTTTCTCTATCCCACTTTAGGGATGATCCGGAATCTACACCCATAACGGCAATAACAGCCCTACACGTTCCACTCGTTACAACTCCGGCCATCTTCGCATCGAATGAAATAGCAAACTTTATTGGATCAGATTGCTCTGATGATCTTCCGAAATGCAAAAGCATCCAGTGAGCAAGTTCACCATTCGTTGCAGTGAAGGTTATTTTGTCTACACTGCCACCGTCCTGACCTTCTCCTGCTTCCGTGGTGACGAGTGCTCCATCTTCATTCCAACCTGCTGCTTGCAAATCTTTTGGAGTTGAAATCCAGTTCTTTGCATACCTATTACCAGTAAATCTTGCTTGATCTGGTGGGAGTATTACCCATGTTGCATCGGCATCGAGGCCACCGGCATATGAATTCCGAGTCCATACGAGTGTTTCAGAATTAGTTGTATCCGTTAAATCACTAATAAATGGAAACAATGCTTGCGATAAGCCTGGCACTGGAACAAAGCCAAAAGCATCATTTCTGGTGAGAGCAACGCATGTCCAAGCCGAACCGTCATGAGCAAACTCTAAAACTGCACCGGCTTTGTTTCCTGCACCGGTATAGAGCCATAACCAATCATTATTTCCGTTTTCTTTCCATGTTTGCGGACCCCATCCGTTGATGATCTTAAAGTTTTCACCATGAATAATGACAGTCACACGACTCGCGGTTGCGTCTGCACCGGTAATCGGATCTCTCACTTCGATCAGAGTGTCTTGCGTAAGGGTTAATTCCTGCATTTGACCATTTGAAGGGTCAATTAGAGTAGTTCCACCCGTAACAATGTGCGTAAATATTTGGGAATATGATGCATTTAGCGCAGTAAGTGATACAAATGCTGCTTCTATACGATCAAATTCATCGCTAAGATGAGTCGCGCTTTCTTGCCTGTTCGCTCTGCCTTTATAAGCATTTGTATATACCGCCACGAACTATCTCCAACCATAAATATCAGCGGTTTCCATTGCTCCGGTGAAGTCAATGTCATTCCGTGAAAAACAAATGTGTAGCCAACCGATTCCATCATGTATGCAGATAATTACTGCACCATACTTGCCACCAAGACCCTCAGAATCATATGGTTTACCGGTAACGTCCGTACCCTGGCTGCTGCTTGTCCATGATGTACCTGCCGGAAACTTAAATAATCCATTTCCACCATCAGCAATTAGAAGATAAATGACCTTTGGATCATCATCTTCTGGCTCTGCAAAGGAAAGTTCAACAGTTCCTTCAATAGTGATTTTCTGCATGTTTCCAAATGAGGGGTCGAGTATAGATGTACCGTCCGTATTCTCGTAAACATGTACCGTATTGTCAGTTGCAGTATCGTCTGCCAAAGCTTCAAGACATGCCATTGCCTTTTCTATCGCATTGAATTGCTCATTTGCTTCTTCAGAAGATATTTTCCGGCCAAACTCTGCCTTCAATGTGTTTGTGTATCGGCAAGTCATATGGATACTCCCTGAAGAATATCATCAACTCCAACTGCCGTTGCCTCATCATTATGAGCAAATACCTGAACATGAACTGCATCCGTTCCATATGTGACAATCACTGTGGCCGGAAAGAATCCACCGGCACTTGTCGGTGATGGAATAAAGTCTGCTTGATTAACACTGAAAATATGACTACTACCTGATGGAGCACTGACAGTGAATCTTGTTGCCGGTGAACCAAAACGTAAAGTCATGTAAATGCGGAATGGATCACCTTTCTCTCTTGCCTTTATGTTGAAGTTTACTGTTTCAATATTTGAATTTATTCTAATAGCCTGGACAAGACCAATCGCCGGTTCTATGTCGAAGTTTCCATCCTCATTGATAGTTTCATTTCTCACGGAAGTAAGGCCAATGCTGTCATAACTATCTGCCCAAGCATTTATGAAAGCAGAAACTCTATCGAATTCCGCAATAATATCATCGGCATCAGCAATTGTTCCGTCTGTATCAGTGTAAGTATTTGTGTAGGGAACTAAACTCATTGTCTGATCATCTTCCGCTTGCTGATGTGAAATTGCATGCTATATAGAATATGCGGTAGTTCTGCTGCCTCATTGTGATACATGATGAAACTCGCGTTACGCGCGTGAGAGTTCATTGGTACTCGGACATCTGATTTACTTGCTGCGGAATAAATAAAGTCACCATGTCGTGAGATACCGTACCTGCCACCACCTAAGAAAACAGCATCTTCCATAACCGCTTCAAAATTCTGCGGAATTTCGTTGTAGTCATAATCGGCAGATACCTTGATTGTTGCTCTGCCTTGACCTTCCATGTAAAGAACCATGTCGCGCCAACGCTTATTCGATTCAGGATCACCGGCAAAGTGGTATGCGGTTACGCAATACGCTTCAATAGAGTTTCCGTCAAAGTTCCGGCCAACATCTGATTCGTATAAATAGCCATCATCCGATCCGAAAAACACTCTTTCCTCACCATTGATTTCAGCATTGTTGGTACAGGTAATGTTTTTCCCATAATCAATGGTAGTGATTCCGTTCACCTTATTTCCAGAGAACCCAATCACCACTGCTTCATTATTGGCAAAGAAGCACCGGTATAAACTCTTTCCTCGATGTACAACTGAATGCTGAACACTGGAAAGTCTAAGGAACTGCTGAATCAAAGGATCTATTTTTAAGCTGATCTGATTTGATGCGAAATCACCAAACACATCTGTTGTCGGAAGTGTTGAGAACCCACGATCATCGAGATAGATTGACCTGCCGATCCTTTGCACGGTATTCGCCAGTGCTCCAGTTTCATAGTTATGCAGTTTGAGTTGGATGTTTTCCTGCACGAAACCTTCCATTCGATAAGTCTGATTTCTGGTAAAGACGAAAGTCACATCACTGACTTCTTCAATAAATCCGGTAATCTCATCACCGGTCAATAATTCATTCGCGCCAGTGACCGGTGTAAAGGATAGCCCCATATTCTTTCCGGACAATTGCAAAGAACCACCACGAAATGCGAGTAGCAAATGACCTCGATGCACTGCAATGTTTATTGGAGCGTCTTCAGTCATGCCAGTTTCTATCTGAACAAAATATTCACCATCAAACTCAAAAGCATTATCAACCTCATTGCTTCCGTACATTCTTGTTGTTTTCGTATGACCGCCAAAGTTGTAATTCCGGAACTTATAGTCTCCGCCTGGCAATATGGTTTGAGTCTCTTGAGGATTGGATGCATGCGCGACTGCTACGGTTATCGAACTTACCTGTAGATTCTCTCCAACGGTGAATGGTCCTGAAGTTATTTCATTCGTAACGATATATCCCTCTGCATCCGTACCTGTCCAATAACCATCAGTCTGCACAACGCGCCCGACAACACATGTTGCGCCGGAAGTAGCACCAACCAATGTATCGCCTTCAAGAATTTGTATGATACCGGCTTCAAACCTTACCTTGAATCCAGTAGGCACCATGACCCAACCGGCAGTGCTCTCTTTCCAGAGATTCGCTTCCAAACCGCTTACATTATCTCTGAAAGCGTAATTGACTCCATTGTAAGTATTCGATCCCCTTACTGGTCCGGTAGAAGTTGCGCCACCAACTGTGCCAATTCTGTTTCGTCTAACCGTTTCTGCTGAGAGTCTTGATGTATCATGCTCTCCCTCATCCTCTTCACCCTCATAATTTGATCCTGAAGTTGCGGTTGCGGTTGTGCCGGCCTGAGTCCAGACAACCCCATTAATTACTTCATCTGAAAGGTCTGTGACAATGATGTAACCATTTCCCTCAGAATCGGTCAATTCGTATCTGGAAACTGTTGCCGTTTCTCCGGTAGCTGCCGTGATTGGATCACCAAGCACGAATGGTCCGTTGTTAATTGCTGTAAAGGTTACTTTCCAGTATTCGGCAAGATGTGGTGCGGGTCTACCATCATATCTCTCAAAACCACCGGTGCGTTGATACGCACCATCCACAAAGTAGGGTTCGTAGTTTTTGGTAACAAGTAATTCGCCAGGCTTAATCTTTAATGCAGAGTGAACGAGGTTTAATCCGCCAGTGAGAACAACTTTATCCCGTGTATTTACGCGAGAACTGCGCCCTCTCCGAATATTCTTACGGTATGCCTCTGATCTCCTCATTCTGATACGACTACCAGATCATCGTCAGAGTGTGATTCTCTGTTAAAGCCTTGATCTGGCAGATGAACAGATTCCATCATACTTATGAGAGTGTCGTACTCCTCATGCGCCCCTGCTGAGACTTCCGGAGCATCCTCATGCTCGGCATACATGATCTTTCCAAGGACAACTATCAATCGAGTGAAATCATCCGGCACTAAAGAAATATCACTGTTTTGAAACATTCTTCGGGATTTTCTGTAGTAGTCGTAGATTGCCGTTGCTGCGGATTCGATTGGAGAGGAGAGCAATATTACCCGATCCGGACGCATGCTCCATGCACTTGCTGTATCACTGTCCGGCTGAAGTTGGTATGTATAAAGTCTGGAAAATTCGGAGTTGTTCCAATCATTCCAAGCAGGGAAATGAGGACTTCCATCTGCTTGCATAACTGCCAGTGACTTCCTTTTCACCATGTTAACAATGCCAACATCACTCCCATTCTGACTTTCGGTGACGGTGGGAATGATGCTGCTATTTGCTGAAAGCGAAACCGTGGCGCGACCCCACATGAAGTCCCAATTGATCCATTCTCTCTGGATTTGAAGGTCTGCTTGTTGAATCCAATAGCATGCCTTGCGCTGATCTCCAGTGGCAGTAGCTACGTTATCTGGTGGCGAACCTCCGCTAAGAGAAGTCTCCATTATAAAGTCTGTAACAAGTGACAGATAATCGCTCATGGAATCGCCTCATTGTTAATTTGCGTTCAAGAATGCAATCAGACGTTCCTGCATACCTTTGCCGGCCTCTACCGGTTCAAAGTCAACATCGGCTGCTTCCATTTCAGCATATTTCAAACTTGCATGACGCTTCAAAGCATGGATATGCATGTCCTCATAAACTGGTTTTGTTTCTTCGACAATCGTTTCGATTATCTGTGAAATCTGTGCCGGTGCTGAATTCTTAGAGCCTGGTATCAATTCCATGCGGGAATTAAAATCGAATCCACCCTGTTTAAAGAACACAAGTTCGTCACCCAATGTACGTCCAAAAGGTTTTGATTCATCCAACATAATTGGTTTTTTAGTAGCACTCATAACGGCCTTCTCCTAAATTTTCTCGCGGAATGCAAGACCTTCACCGAGGCGAGGCTTGCGTATGGAGTCTTCGGCAAGTTGATCCTTGCTTCGGACATATTCTGAACTGGTAGATTCCTGAGTGTATCTGGAATCCATTGCTGCTTCACATGTCTCTTTGCAGTCATAAGGACCGCGAGTGCGTGAACGCATTAAACCTGATTGACCTCGTGCCATTTCAATCTCCCAAGGTGAAGGCGCAACCAAATGGCTACGCCTCCATTATTGCTTACTTCACTACTTGCGTGGTGAAATTCCAACTACAGGACCGACAGGAACTTGGTTTTTCTTCTTGGACTTAGTACCCATTCCAAGAGACTCCGGAGTTGCACCGATCTTTTCTTTGAAGTTCAGGCCGTTTGCCAAGCTTCCGCCTGATCCGCCCATAAACTTTTCAGTTTTTGAACCTTTCATAGTTTTCTCCTTAAAGGTCAAACCACTCAATGTCCAGAAGGACATCAGCGATACCGGTTGGTGTGCCTACAGAAGCAACGATGGTGACAGTAATATCACCGGTTGCATCAGCAGGAATATCTACAGCACCCGCGCCGTTGTCAATAACGTATACGGATGCACCTACGGCTGTACCATTCAAGCCGAGATTATCAGCAAAATACAAGCCTGGCGTAGTGCCATCACCAACCTTCACACCCGCACCGGAAGTAGATCCGGCAAAGACTTCAGTGGCATTGAACACGGTGTAGCCCTTAACACGACCACGCGCTGTAGGTGGAGTACCCATCAAATCGTTACGCCCAACTAAGGGAGCAGCAATCACATGAGTAACATTAGAACCACCAAAATCTACAGCAGCGAAGTAGTAGGACCGCAATTTTGAATTGTCATATGCAGTAGTCATTACTTATACCTCTTGATTGAATTGAGAATGACCGGCCAGTTGCACAAAGGCCGCAGAGCACAGTGACCGACCACTCTCAAAATTTTGCATCACGCTGCGGATTCCCACTTGACGATGCGGTTATTGATGTATCCATCGGTTGCGCTGCCAGGGTGAACGATTCCATAACCCAAGAGAGCGTACCATGCGATACCGCGAGAGCGACCAAAGTCAGTTGGGATGCGACCACGAATCTCTTCAGGAATCACAATTGCTTCAGCAACCGTATCTTCACCGAGGAAGAACGCCCAATCAGATTTGTTGTTATTCCACAAATCACGAGTCCGGAAGTTATGCGTAGTAGAGTCTACCGCGCCACCCTTTTCAACGTGAGTCTGTTCGATAAATCGCGCACCTTCATAACGTCCAATCTCACCGTTCATGATATGGCCGAAACCAGTTTCAACGTAGAACGAGATTGCTTCCAACTCATTCTTGAACGGACGGAAGGTTGAAGGCCAACCAATGCAATAGTAATCATCTGCCATGTATGGAGGAATGTTACGTTCCTTCATTTCATCGATAATCAGCTTCACATGCTCCTTACCCATTGCAATGTTATTGGTAAGGGTGCATCCACCTTCTTCGAAAGTGAGAGCACTTGCCGATGCTTCAGCAGTCACGGTCAGACCGGTCATGTTAAATTGCGCCCATGCAGCACCATCAAGCGTTTCTTTGGTATCAATCTTCAATACCTTTTTGATGATTTCTTCTACAGGATGCTTTGAAAGATTGTTCAGCTTACCGGTATAAGGCACGGAGTTACCGTACTCAGTAATGGTAAGTGAATTCTGAACGATCTTGAAGTTCGTTTGGGGCATTTCCTGATTCTCATCAAGAGCACCGCCACCAGTTTGAACACGGGAATATACGTTCCAGTTGTAATTCTCACCCTTGTTCAGACCTTTTTCTGTTGCGTCACGCGCATCACAAAGCTGCCTGAATTTTACGGATGGGAGAACGTCAACACGGAGTTTGTCTGATAATTCATCGGAGTACATGAAACCACCGATGACATCAACTTGCCATAATTGTCCTGCCATGATCTTGTTCCTCTGAGTTAGAAGAAACAGGCTTCAGGGGTTAACTGGCGTTTCCTTGTCTGCGCCGAATGTCCTGAATATACGCCTTGTTACTTCTAGGCTTTTTAGTTTCCGTTGGAACGTGGCGGGTACGGGCTTCCGATCCTTGTGGCAGAACGCGCTTTTTAACGCGCCTGGCAGCTAATTCGGCATCATGCTCTGTTGTTTTGACTTTCGTTCCACCGGAGAGTCTTCTTACAAAATCTCCTGCTTCTCGTGCCATTTCAACCGCTGTTCTGCCAACACTTCGCGGATCAGACTCCAATTCAACATATTTGCTATGGGCGATTTTCCGCAAATCCTTGTTGTCCATTATATCCGAATAATCGGTAGACAACATTCGGTTCGCTTCTGCACGACCAAGCTTATATACTGTCTCGTACTCCGTTACGACTTGATCCGATGCTAATGGATCACTTCCAACGGGCGAGTCCTGCGTTTGAGCGGGGAGTTTCTTTTTGCTTGCCAGTAATTCTTCAATCACTGAATCCACATCAGATTCCGTACCGTCTAACGCTGCGTCAAGAACCTTCTCTCGGAGAGTCTTGACTAACTCAGCCTTTTCACTCAGATCATCCTTATCGGGTAGATCCCCTTTGGCTGTTGAACCGTGCTGCTGTTGCGCGAGTTCCTCTCTCTCTTTCTGCAACGCCTTACCAAAGGTGGCTGCTTTCTGAAATCGAATATTCGCTGCTCGATTCATTTGGTATTGAATAAGTCCACCGGCTGATTCTATATCTGCTGCGGGAACTATGTATTCAATACCCTCTATTACTGCTTTTACTGTACCATCATTTACCTCATAGTCCAAATCCTTAACTGGTTTCTGGTCAATCTTCTCGACCTTTGCGACCTCTTTAATGACTTCGACTTTAGGATCATCGTCCAATTCTTGTTCTGCTTTGAGTGTGTCGTGGTCAATCTGTTTGACAAACTCATCGTCTTTGATTTCCTCTTCTCCCTCGACAACACCATGCTCTTTTCTTTCATCGAGATTAATTGCGTCAGTGGCCGTATGTTCAAACTCACCTTCATCCTGAGATTCCTCAACCATCTTCGCAACCATTTCTGCATCAGGATTATTTTCTTCGTCTGCACGGGTAACAAGACTCCGGTCTTTCCGGCTTTTCTTATAGATAGCCTTGAGACTGTCCTCTTGCTTTCCGCCTTCGGATGTTGGAATGTCTTCATCACCGGTCTGAACGATTGTTCCTTCAGGTGGCTCAAGGTCTGGATGTAATTCTGCGGTCTTTTCAGTTTTCATGATCTGTTTCGTCCTGTTGTTCAATTATCTGCTGTGCGACCTCACCGGTCTGTTTAATACTCTCGATCCAATCAATTACTAATCGTGCTGCCCTAGAGTCCAAATGCTCTTTGTGCATTTTTAGTGGTTCATTAGAGATTGACCACCGATACATATTAACTTTCAATATTTCCGCGCAATGCGTAGCAAGTTTCGCAAGGATCGTGTCTCCTTGAAGCGCATCGATCACATCCTGCGATGCTATAACATCTGATATGGCGTAATGGTCAATCCCTTGTTCTGACAAACCACGTATCGATCTGACTAATCTCTCATTCTCATCATCCTGATCCGTTCTTGCTCTGAATCCCTTAAGATTATCAGTTGCCATTTGCATCTACCAATAGACTGTCCATTTCCTTTTCAGGATCAACAAAGCTGATTGCACCCGTTTCCTGATTCTGATCGAACCATTCCGGCTTATTCTCAACAACCTGGCTAAAGGCAGAAGAGACATTTACCATATGTGCCATTGTTTGCTCAACGATATTCATTGCGCAATAGCCACAAATCGTGGCATTCGTTCTTGGGGATCGAACCATTAATGGAGTTTTCTTTTGATCTTTCCCGCAAAAACTGCATGACGTACCATGCGGTTGTGGACCAAGGGTTCTTTTTTTCTGAGTTGGGCCTTTACCTTTAGCTACCATTTTTTATCCTGCTGCGTTTGGTTGATTGCCATAATCGTTTCTGGCGATTACACCGGCTTTGTCGTTACCTGCCAGATCAGGTGCTTCTTTCTGCTTGCTGCCACCATCTGTCGGTGACTCAATATTTTGACGCATATCGGCTTCAAGCTGAATCTCATCCATCATGATTTGATGCTCAAGTGCCAATTTCTCGTTAACCATGCGTTGCTTGTCAAGGTCATTGGTTGCCTGTTTCATTCCGTAGTTCAGCATATCGACTTTCAACTTGTTGCCGGCAATCTTATGTTTGAGTGCTACTTCACGCTGATTACGCTTGTCAGAAGAAGCAATACGCATTTGCTCGATAGTCTGTTTGCCCTTGGATTGAATCTCGGCAACCTTGATAGTGCCATCGATCTTGGGTTGATCCGTGGCAATCTGCTGCTCCAATTCCTGAATGCGTTGCTGCAATTCCTGAACTTCCGGATTTGCCTCTTTGGAAAATAGTTCGGGGAAAAATCTCTCGGCAGACTTGTAACCCAATGAGCCAAATATTTCGGTGACGATTTCTTTGCCATCGATCTTGCTTGCCATTTCTGGCTTTAATTCCACCAGTGTTGTAAACGCAACTTTCAACTTCTCCAGTTTTTTCATTGGATCAGTTGCGCCAAAACCAACATTGACCGTTGTCCGTGTTGGTTCTTTCAGCATGTCGAATGCTGCTCTTGGATGGACTCCTGACCTCATGCCTACGATTGAGAGCACTACCTCATCAGATTCGTAAGCCATTTCAAATTCCATGACCTGTTGCAGAACCTTTTCGATCCATGTTTCAGTCAGGATACGAATGGTCATTTCAGTGATTTCGTTTGCGCCTTCACTGAGAAGGTTCATGCCACCAACCGTTTCATTCACGTTTCGATTATTGGCAACCGATGATCCGGAGAAATTACCAAGCAAATCATCCGTGGCAAGATCGAGTCGATCCTGTTCTTGGTACGATCCGGAAGTCGGATCTTTGACAGTTCGAATATTTACGTCCGTATTCGGATCGTCCATTGTCGTAACGCCACCAGGCACGTTCTTCATTAGTGATTGGATGTCCACCGATTGTCCTCGGCGGATAAAGTATCTAGGTGATAGTACATGCCTGATAGCGTCAAGACGCAGGTTGGTTACATCATTCGATTCTTCAGTTAACGGCGAGGCAAGTTCAACTGCTCCTGCCGGATAAGGCTTATGAGTCTCTATCGTTGAGTAACCAATTACATATGGGCGTAACGTTGTCGGAAAAATTTCTGAGGCCGGCACTGGTTCTTCGGAGAGCATGAATTCTTCTCCCAAAGTATCAAAGTACCAATCTTCTCCGTCCACTCGCATAAAGTTGTGATGAACCCAAACAACGTCATATTGCTCGACATCTGTTCTGACATCATCATAACGATCCTCACGACTACCTTCACGCGCCTCTCTGATCGAGTCAAAGTCATTGCGCAAACTGGAGCGAATTTGATCCATTCCCATTTCGCGCCATGCGGTATGCCCACGCTGAGAACCTTTTCCTCCACGCTCAAGAATCTCATGAACAAAAAACGGTTCACGGTCTATTAAGTATGGAGAGGAGTTTGCGGGATCGCGCCAATCGGAAGCAGGAGATATGCGGAGATTTTCAATCGGTACAAGGGTAATATCCGGATGATCTGAAAGCACCTTTTTATCAATGGTTCTTTCTACACCTAAGTCCTCTCCAGAATTAGAAATGAATGATTCCTCAAAAACCTGATCGATCTCACGAAACTTCCATGACTGCTTCGAAATGACTACACCCTGTTTGGATGAATCCTGTAATCCACCCAAGACCGTCAAATACCATGGGATATCTGTGGTTAACCGATAGTTGAGCAATTCTGTCTGAACTGTGGCCGAAAGATTTTGTCGCGGATTGCCAGGGTTCGGCGCAACACACGAAACGGCATCTTGCGTAGCAAAAAATGCTGCCGATGCTGCTGCTTCAAGTTTTCGTGTTGCGGTACGGATTTTTGGCCGGAAGAGTTTGGAGCGTTTCGAATATGCTGAATGGTGATATTTTGATCCTCTTGGATGTTTGGAGTTGAACATCCTCATGTTGTCCTCGACCTTTCGCCTTACGGACGAATCAAACCATTGCTCCGATGCACGAAATGCTGAACTTGCTCGGGCCAACCACCAATCATCTGTTCCTTGTAGTTCGAAACCCTCTAAGGGTTCAGACTCATATCCTTGGGTTTCATCGTAAACATCATTGCCATCTTCCATACCTGCATTTTCGAGTGGTGCTTCGCGTGTCATTTTTTGATCCTCACCATTTTCTGACCATTGACTTCAAATATGCGAATATCTCCTTTTGCTATTTTTCTTGCTATATCCGCTTGCGTTGTGGCCTTTTTGTCGTTCAGATCGGATATTTCCGGAATGCAGTTTCCCGCACTATCGCGGGGAGCACTTGCTAATCGTGAAATATTTTCACCAGATAGTCCGTGCCGTTCCATTCCAAATCTTTCGAGTATCTCACCCGCACCCTGTTTTACAGCTTTTCTGGCCGGATCGTACATGATGTCTTCCATCCGTATCCGGTAGCCATATGAAGGGTGCAAATGCTTATTGAATAGTTCTATCATGTGACCGAATTCATTTACCTGAACCATCCATGCCCAACCGTTGTAGTGCTTGTTCAGGTAATCGCCAATTTCCTTGACGATGATAATGCTTGAAGCGTGATAGCCAGGGTGAAAGTTATTGATGTCCTGAATCACACCTTCGGGTTCTGCTCCTTCATCATATACACCGGCAGGACGGTCAATCTGTACTTTGCCGGCCTCGGCACGTTCGGGATCAATCAATGCGCGTTCCAACTTCTCTTTGATGTGCGAGTCCATTTCCGCACTACCCCAATCGATCATATCTTTTACGGCCATTATTCCCACTCTTCAGTTATTGGATTCCATGTACCATCGTACTCTTTTGCTTTTTTGCTAACAGTGCCATTTCCAAATTCATAGACACGCAATTCTGATTCTGGCGGAAGTCCAAGATTTCCCTGATCCGCTACAGCTTTCATAGTGGTGACGGTTGTCCTTGGTTTGACTGCTCTAATAATGTCATTCATCGTCTTGCCCTTTTCAACTTCTTCGCGCGCCTATTCTTTTTCTTTTTAGCAATTAAACCTATCGACCGATCAGTGCGAGATTTATTCATCTTCGCAACCAACCGGCAACTACCAAGAGTCTCGTATGACTTTACGGACTCATTCATAAAAAAATGAGGAGTCCTGCGACAGACTCCTCAACTCGGATGCCTTATCCAGAAGGGGGATAGGGAGTAAGCATCCTAAATGCCCAATGGGGACACTGACGCTCGTTGGTTCGTCAGAAGGGAACATCAGGCATTATTCCACACACTCGTTGTTATGGACGGTTGTCAATCTCACATACTCGTAGGTTTTCGTGCAACCGGCCAAGCACCAAGGAATTGAAACATTTGGATCATGCAGTTTCATCAGGTCATATTTAATGTCCTTCACAAAAGTAATATGGCCGGAATCAATGAAATCCATATCGACAGTACCAACCGGATAGCTATAGGAACTGTAAGGAGATTCCGATAGCTTAACCGTTCGGTAAAGTGTTGCGATCATATAATCGTCTGCGATGGTATCTTCAGTACGATCTGCTAAAAATGTAAACCATTCCATTCCGCCTGGCCGATGTTCGAAGATGTAGCCATACAGGAAAGTATCCGCGATTTGCAGATGGATACCCTCCCCATCACGTTCAGTGTCATACCATGAACCGGACATGCAGAGGTCTTGAGAGAATGCGTTTGCTGAAAAGAAAATAAGTACCAGAGAGAGAATGAATCGAATCATTTAAAGCTCCTTGCCTTTCGGCTTTTTAGTAATACTACCACAATCAATTGATTGTCTCGCTGATTTCAGGCTCGATCAGGTAGAAGACATCATCGATTTGCATATAATTTGTGTTCTTTATTGCCACTTCCTTTGGCACTTCAAGAATTTTACAGTTCCTTTTGATGAAGTTCATCATTCTGGCCTGACTCGTGTAGAGCATGCGTTGCCGGCCTTCGGCCTCAAGACAACGTTTGCGCCAATCATCACGACTCTGAATCAGGTCACGAAATTTTTGAGCACTTTTTACTCTTGGATGCGACATCAGAGTGACAAGTGAGTCTGTTCAATAAACCGAATACCTTCGTAGTGGCCGATCTCGCCTGTCATTAATTTACCGTAAGTATCCGGATGCACGAAACCAACATAGTCAGTATCAGGACTCTGATAGTGTTTAAGGTCTGCCATCCGGACAGCCTTGATGCCATCCTTTTTCGGAACTGCAGCAACAATCGCCGGCACACCAACTGCCAGGCACACTGCTGCCTGACCTGTTAATTTAAGAAATTGTCTTCGTTTCATATTACCTTCCATGCTTCTTTCGGTATCCAAATCACCGGTTCAATATCATCCGGATCATTCCGGTCCTTACGTTTCGCATAATTCCTCCAGTTTATCGTCCAACCATTTTTGGAGAAGGTTCATCATTTCCTCCATTCGTGTGAGTGGCAACTCATGCAACCGGCCATAGGTTCGAACTCCCTGCCTCAGA